TGCCAGCAGCAAAAATTCTTATACCCGAAATGACGCTTGGCGCAGTTAAGAGTGCACTGCGGAATTTCTATTTCGAGGGTGTGCTACTGCGCAGAGAGATCCCTATGGAGGGATGCAATGCACGGATGTGTATGGCATATAGTCTGTCCGGTAAAGCGCCGAGACCCAGAAAAAGACCTCAAACTAATGAAGAAAAGGTAAGGAATGCCGCGCTTAAAAACGAGCCGGGATATGCCTACTATTTGAGAAACTTACCAAGAAATGTTAACCCGCAAGGTAACTGTCAATGAATCTGTTAACCATAGACTTTGAAACGTATTACGATAAAGACTTTAGCTTGTCTAAAGTAACGACCGAGGAGTACATACGCGACTCACGATTTGAAGTCATCGGGGTTGCAGTCAAGGTCAATGATCAACAGACGCAGTGGGCGAGTGGGCCGAAAGAGCTGCTCAAGGAGTGGCTTGCTCAGTTCGATATCCCCAACTCGGTTGTGCTCGCACACAATATGATGTTTGACGGAGCGATCCTGTCGTGGCACTTTGATCTTGTGCCGAGGTTCATGCTCGACACGCTCTGCATGGGACGTGCCCTGCACGGGGTCGAGGTCGGTGCGTCACTCTCCGCATTGGTGCAACGGTACGAGCTTGGAGCGAAAGGCACTGAGGTCATCAACGCACTGGGTAAACGCCGTCAAGACTTCGATGCTCACGCGCTATCACGTTATGGTGACTACTGCATCAACGACGTGGAACTAACGCAGAAGCTCTACCTCGAAATGGTCAAGGGGTTCCCTAAAAAAGAACTACACCTGATCGACATGACCCTGCGCATGTTTACAGTCCCGGTGCTGGAACTTGATACAGAGTTGCTAGACGCGCATCTGATCGAGGTGGTGGACCGCAAACGCCGACTGCTTGAGAACGCCGGGGTGACCCGAGACGAGCTGATGAGTAATCAGAAGTTCGGTGAGCTGCTACATAACTTCGGGGTCGAGCCGCCGACCAAGATCAGCGCGACTACTGGTAAAAGAACTCTGGCTATGGCTAAGAGCGACGAGGAGTTCAAAGCTCTGGCCGAACATCCGGATGAGCGCGTGCAGATTCTTGTGGCGGCAAGGCTTGGTAACAAGTCAACGCTTGAAGAGACTCGCACCGAGCGGCTGATCAGTATTGCTAAGCGGGGCAAGATGCCTGTACCAATACGTTACTACGCGGCACACACGGGTCGGTTTGGCGGTGACGACAAGATCAACCTACAGAACCTGCCGAGCCGAGGGGCAAACGCCAACAAACTCAAGCTGGCAATTATGGCCCCCAAAGGTTACCGGATTATCGATGCCGACTCTGCTCAGATTGAAGCGCGGGTGCTGGCATGGCTGGCCGAGCAGGATGATCTAGTCACGGCATTCGCCAATCGAGAAGACGTTTACAAGAAGATGGCGTCAACGATTTACGGCAAACCAGTAGATCAGATAACGCCCCCGGAGCGGTTTATCGGTAAGACGACCATTCTCGGTGCGGGGTACGGGATGGGTGCGGTCAAGTTCCAAGCCGCACTCAAGCAAGCCGGTGTCGCGGTGGATCTGGACGAGGCGCGGCGCATCATCGACGCATATCGGCACGGCAGTCCGCAAATTGTCAATCTGTGGCGTCAAGCTAAAGGAGTTATTGAATGTTTATCACGCAACGACGACTGCACACTGGGTCGAACCGGTGTACTGACAGTCGAGCCGAACGAGTCCGCAATTCGCTTGCCCAGTGGGTTGTTAATGCGCTACGACGACTTGCAGTCGACAGATGGTGAGCAGGGTCCGGAGTTCACGTACAAGACACGCCGGGGGCGCACGAGAATTTATGGCGGCAAGGTAATCGAGAACGTCTGCCAAGCTATCGCAAGGTGTATCATTGGCGAGCAGATGCTCCGCATCGGGCAGAAGTATAGGGTCGTGCTAACTGTGCATGACGCGATTGCGTGCGCGGTGCGCGAGGAGCAGGTCGAAGCGGCGCAAGCATACGTCGAAGAGTGTATGCGGTGGACGCCGAAGTGGGCGGTAGGGTTGCCGGTTAACTGCGAGTCAGGTGTTGGTCAAAGATACGGTGATTGTTAATGAAATGGTCGTACAGCAGCATTAAGCTGTTTGAGCAGTGTCCACGTAAGTACTATCACCTAAAGATAGTAAAGGATGTGGTAGAGCTTGAGACGGAGGCGTTGCTGTACGGCTCCCGATTCCACGAAGCCGCAGAAAAATACGTGCGTGATGATGAGTCGCTGCCGCCGTACTTCATGTTTGCCAAGCAAACACTTGATAACCTGAAACAAATCCCCGGTGAGCGCTTGTGCGAGTATGAGATGGGCATCACCAAAGATCTTCAGCCGTGCGCGTTTGATGCACCGGACGTATGGTATCGTGGGATTGCCGACTTGCTAATCATTAACCGGGAGAAGCGCGAAGCGCGAGTGGTGGACTATAAGACGGGCAAGTCGTCGAAGTACGCGGACCCCGAGCAGCTAGAGTTGATGTCGCTCTGTGTGTTCAAACACTTTCCTGAGATTACAAGGGTCAAAGCGGGGCTGCTGTTTGTGATTGCAAATGCGCTTGTGAAAAGCCAATATAACGCAGAGCAACAAGATTTCTTGTGGACGAAGTGGTCTGACCGAAACAAGCGCCTCGCGTTTGCCGTGGACACGGGCACATGGAACCCCAAACCCAGCGGCTTGTGCCGAAAACACTGTGCCGTATTAACTTGCTCCCACAACGGGAGAAATTAAAATGCCGTACACCAAAACCCCACGCCCGTATAAACACGAGTACGAGATGCAGTTAAAGCGGGGCGAAATCCCCGCCAAGCTGGAACGCCAACGAGCCAGACGCAAGCTGGACAAGGAGGGCGTACCGCACAAAGGTAAAGACGTTGACCACGTGAAGATGCTCAAAGATGGTGGAAAAAATTCCGACGGGTTGCGTGTCGTGTCGGCACATAAAAACCGCAGTCGGAACGGTCACCGCAAGGGCGAAAGTTGATAGAATAGATGCGCCTATTCGACTGGTTTTCGTGCTGTTCTCCAGTCGCTTTAGGAACTAATTGGGCAGTAGTCAGGTGTGAGTGTGCTGCCCGGGGCACGTCAGTAACCCTTTAACCGCACCAGCCGCCACAGTCCTCACCTCGATTGGGAAGCGGCGCAGAGCCTGAACAGGTACACCCTGTTCAGGCTATTCTGCTTTGAGTAAAAATACTACAGGGTCACATGGAAATCTTTCAGAACAAAGTATTAGTTCTTACACTGCGTGATCCAGCGAAGGTCACGGCAGTCATTCCCAAGAGCAAAGAAGTCGAGAATAACAAGGTATTAGTGCATTGGGGATTGGAAGAAGCACAAGTCTTAAAGAACCTCAAAATAAAAAACGTGCCAAGCCCCATCCTGCGGGACTACAAATGGCCCGGGCTACACAAACCGTTTGCACACCAGAAGTCCACGGCATCGTTTCTTACCCTGCACAAGCGGGCGTTCTGCTTAAACGAGCAGGGCACAGGCAAGACCGGTAGTGTGATATGGGCTGCGGACTACCTGATGAAGACCAAGGTGATCAAACGTGTTTTGGTGATTTGCCCCCTGTCTATTATGGATTCGGCATGGCGAGCAGACCTGTTCAAGTTCGCTATGCACCGGTCGGTCGACATCGCGTACGGCTCAGCCGACAAGCGTAGAGAAATTATCAGGAGTCCAACCGAGTTCGTCATCATCAACTACGATGGAGTCGAGGTTGTTGCAGATGAAATTCTTGAAGGTGGATTTGATCTCATCGTTGTTGATGAGGCTAACGCCTATAAGAATGTTCAGACGAATCGATGGAAGACATTAAAAGGGTTGTTGCAACCTAACACGTGGCTCTGGATGCTGACCGGTACACCTGCGGCGCAGTCCCCGCTTGATGCGTACGGGCTGGCTAAGCTGGTCAACCCCAACAGCGTGCCGAAGTATTTCACCGGATACAAAGAGTCCGTGATGTACAAGCTGACCCAGTTCAAATGGATACCCAAACCGTCAGCAACGACCACGGTGTTTAACGCACTGCAACCGGCAATTCGATACACTAAAGACGAGTGCCTTGACCTGCCGCCCATGACATACGTGGATCGCAAGGTTGAGTTGACCAAGCAGCAAAAGAAGTATTACTTGGCTATGAAGAGCCGGTTTGTAGTTCAAGCTGCCGGGGAAGACATCACAGCGGTGAACGCCGCGATTAACCTGAGCAAGCTCCTACAGATATCTTGTGGTGCGGTGTACACGGACACCAAGGAGACGGTCGAGTTCGACATCAAGAACCGTTATGCGGTGTTGAAAGAAGTGGTTGATGAAGCCGCGCAGAAGGTGTTAGTCTTTGTACCATTCAAGAACGTGATCGAGATGATCACCCGTCAGCTTAACGATGACGGCATAACAGCAGAGGTGATAAATGGCGACGTGTCTGCGAGTCAGCGCACTGATATCTTTAAACGGTTTCAAGATACACCCGAGCCGAAGGTGCTGGTTATCCAACCGCAGTCAGCGGCACACGGGGTTACACTAACCGCTGCTGATACCGTCATCTGGTGGGGACCCACGTCCTCCTCCGAGACATACGCACAAGCGAACGCCCGAGTGCATCGGGCTGGGCAACATCACCCCTGCACCGTGATCAGACTCCAAGGATCGAATGCGGAGAAATACGTTTACACAATGCTTGATAACAAAATAGACGCCCACACAAAAGTTGTCGATCTCTACAAAGAATTGCTTGACAACAAGACAGAAGTGTAGAACACTACACATTCTGCTACTACAACTAGAGGAAGAGGTAACATGGCTGAAGATATTGCAGTAGAGCGGCTAGTCCGCGTCTACTTGAAAATGCGCACCACTCACGCTGAGCTTCTGGCCGACTTCAAGAAGCAGGACGACGAGCTAAAAGCCAGCATGGCTAAGGTCAAGTCCGCGCTTCTGGGCTACTGCAAAGAGCACGGGGTCGAGTCTGTCCGTACCGAGAGTGGGCTGTTCTACCGCACCGTCAAGAAACGCTTTAGCACAAACGATTGGGAGTCGTTTGGCAAGTTTGTTGTCGAGCACGGCGCTACCGATCTGTACGAGAAACGTCTCCATCAGGAGAACACCAAACAGTTCCTTGAGGAACACCCCGACCTGCTTCCACCGGGTTTGAATGTGGATAGCGAATACTCCATCACGGTAAAGAAAAATGGATGAGATTGCGAAGTACGTTTCGATTGAGGAGGTCGCGGAGTATTACACCGTCTCGGTGTCTACCATTCGTGGTTGGCTACGGAAAGATGTGATCCCACCCACGGCTTACCTAAAAATAGGTAATACTTACAGGTTCCGCATCGCTGATGTGGATGCCGCGCTCCGCGCCAAAACGCTGAGCGAGAAAGCTGCACCGGCTCCGGCTGAAGCAGAAACCATCGACCCTGCGGCCCCTGTGCAGTTGGAGTTCGATTTCACCTTTGCAACTGATAAAGACGTTTGAGGATTTTATGAACGACATGACTATTTTTAAGACCGGCCTTCCTTCCTACCTGAAGGCGCTTGAGGATGACACCAGCAGTTCACTTGCTGGCGAAGTCGCCGTATCAGGTCCGTTACGTATCTCGCTCAAGGGCGGCGCGTTCCGGATGATGCAGGGCAATAAAGAAATTCACGTGAGTGAAGATCGGATGCTCAACGCCGTGATTATCAAGGCACATAAAGACGTGCAACGCTGGCATTTTGCAGGGGCGTACGTTGAAGGGCAGAACGCTCAGCCCAAGTGCTGGTCAACCAATTCGGCTACGCCGGATGCCGAGGTCCCTGCTGCTGATCGTCAGGCTACCAAGTGTATGGACTGCCCTCAGAACATCAAGGGGTCTGGTCAAGGCGACGGGCGTGCTTGCACGTTCCACAAGCGGATCGCTGTGATGCTCGACGGCGAGATCAAACAGCGCAAGGTATACCAGATGATCATCCCCGCTAAGTCGGTCTTTGGTGATGCCGAGGGCGGCAAGATGCCCTTGAAGGCGTACGGTAGCTTCTTAGATTCGCACAAGCTTCCGGCTGTGGGTCTGGTTACGGAAATGCGGTTTGATATCAACAGCCCGACTCCTAAGCTGTTTTTCAAGCCAGTGCGTCCGGTTACCGAGGAGGAGTTCGGGGCGATCAACGAGATGCGTAATTCAGCGGAAGCGGCTGAAGCTATTTCATTTAACGCAAGCGGGGCTAAGCCCGCACCTGTTGCACCTCTTCCTGCCGCGTTTAATCAACCAGCGCCGAAAGCTGCGGCGAAGCCCGTGCCTGTGGCCGAAGAAGCTGTGGAAGAACCGAAAGTTGCGCCCAAGAAAGCTACCGCTTCTGCGGCGGCAGATCTTAGTGATCTGGTGAACGGCTGGGACGATTAATCGGCACGGGGGCCGTATCATGCGGCTCTCGTTTTCTATCTCACGGCTCTTTGGACAGTCATGCAAGCGAGACAATTTCTGGAGACGGTCCTAAGTAATGAGGGGTATTACTGTGGATATGGAATTAAGCTGGATTCAGATCGTGTACAACAGAAGTTCTTTACAAGTCTTGAAGCTCTTGAAACATACACCGAGTCTCTAGTCGAATCTGGGTGGAACGCTTACTTTGCACTGGCTACGTTTGAGAACTCCGGTTCAAGAACTCAGAGCAATGCTAAGCAACTAAAGTCGTTCTTTATTGATATCGATGCGGGTGAGGGTAAGCCCTACGCTGATCCGGTCGAGTGCATTCGTGCGCTGAAGTCTTTCTGTTCAGCTAATAAGTTTCCACGTCCTACGATAGTCGGCTCCGGGCGGGGTGTTCATGCGTACTGGGCTTTAACCGAGTCGATTGCGGCAACACTCTGGACGCCTGTAGCGGAGCAATTCAAAGCCCTTCTGGCATCACAAGGTATGAATGCTGATCCGGCAGTCACTGCTGATTCTGCTCGCATATTGCGTATGCCGGGGACGTTGAACTTTAAGAGCGACCCTGCACTTGAGGTGTCGCTGCTCAGCCCGATTGCCGCACCTGTTGCGTTTACTGCGTTTGCGGATCTGGTAGCACATGTGCCAGCACCCGTGATCAACAAGTTAACGGTCGGGTCATTCGTGCCGAGAGAGATGAGCGGCGTGAGTCAGGCCCTTGCCGGTAGTTACGTCAGCGTGTTTAAAAACATTCTGGAGAAAACGGCAGCAGGGCGCGGGTGTGAGCAGGTCAGGCGTGTGATCGAGGAGGCGTCCACGCTGGACGAACCCATGTGGCGAGCGGGTCTGTCGGTCGCGAAGTTCTGCACGGACGGTGACAAGGCGATCCATAGGATCTCTAAGGCGCACCCGGGCTACACTTTCGAGGCCACAGAAGCGAAAGCCGCGCTGATCAAAGGTCCGTATACCTGCGCTACGTTTGATAACTACAGTCCCGGCATCTGCGGAAAATGCCCGCACCGGAACACGATTAAAAGCCCTATAGCTTTAGGTCGTGAGGTGCAGGAAGCGAGTGACGAGGATAACGTCGTACTGGACGTTCCCGAGGTTGCAAACTTTGTAGCTAAACAAACGTACGTGATACCCAAATACCCTGCGCCGTATTTCCGGGGCAAGGCAGGAGGAGTATTTAAGCGGACCAAGGATAAGCAAGGGGACCCGCTTGAGATCCCTGTGTATCACAACGACTTTTATGTTTTGAAGCGGTTGAACGATCCGGATGCTGGCGAAGCAATCGTAATGCGGTTGCATTTACCTCAAGATGGAGTGCGGGAATTTACCGTCCCGCTGGTTTCTTTGTTATCTAAAGACGAATTCAGACGGCACGTTGCCCCACATGGGCTGGCCGTTATAGATATGGAGGGGTTGATGGCATACGTAAGTGCATGGGTTAATAACCTACAGGCGAATGCGAAAGCAGAAAAAGCGCACCGGCAGTTCGGTTGGGTCGACAGTCGGTACGATTCATTTATTGTTGGGGATAAGGACATCCGTCCAGATCGGGTCGACCACAACCCACCGTCAAGCGCCACAGTAAAGATGTTTGGCACGTTCCAAACCAAGGGGACGATTGAGGGCTGGAATAACGTCATGGACTTCTATAACCGCCCCGGGCTGGAGATGCACCAGTTCGTGATCGGTTTGAGTTTTGGCTCGCCCCTGATGCAGTTTGCAACGCAGCATGCGTGCGTGTTTCATATCTATAGTCCGGACCCCGGCTTGGGTAAGACCACTGCAATTCTGGCGGGTGCGAGCATCTGGGGCAACCCGGACGAGATCATGTCGCACGAGCGGGATACGATTGCTTCTAAGTTCAACCGGACTGAGATTTACAAAAACATCTTTCACCCGATTGACGAGTTGAGCAACATCCATCCCAAGGAAGCCAGTGACTTCTTATATCAAACCACTGGCGGGCATCAGCGCAACCGAATGTCTGGCAAGAGTAACGAGGAGCGTTACCGTGGTGACCCGTGGCATCTGAACATCTGCACGACCGGCAACACCAGTCTGCTAGATCGTGTCAGTATGTACAAGGCGATCCCCAAAGCCGAAGCGACCCGGGTATTAGAGTATCAGGCGAAGGCGTTTGTCTTTGAAGCCAAGACCGAAACTGACGCGCTGAACCGGTACTTGAGCAACAATTATGGTCACGCTTGTGTGCCATATCTGCAATACATCATGAACGATGTAGACGGGGCGCAGAAGCTCTTTCAGCAAACGCAGGAAAAGCTAGATCTGATTGGCGACCTGTCACAGCCGCACCGGTTCTGGTCGGCTCAAGCGGCATCGGCGTTTACGGGACTGATTATCGCACGGCGTGCCGGTCTGATTAAGTTCTCTATCCCGCCGATCATCAAGTGGTGGGCCGAGACAATCCAGAAAGCCAAGGAGCGGTTGCTCGGTATGGAGGGGTCTATTGAAGAGACATTAACCGCATATCTTGCGGAGAACTACAACAATATTCTCCGCATCAAGAGCACGTCGGATGCACGCACGCCGAATCAGGATGACGCGCTGATTATTCCAGATTCGACGCCGAGGATGACGCTGGTCGCGCGGTACGAGTACGACATAAAGCGTTTGTACCTGTTGCCCAAGCCGTTTCGCGAATGGTGTAACAAACAGCAGATACATTACCCGAGTCTGTACGACAAGCTCAGGGCGGGGTCTACGTCAGGTCAGATGAAGAAGGTGCGC